TGCTCATTTTTAGTTAACCTCTGTTTTTAGACATTATTTTAATTAGTTTTTTTTTCAAGACTTTTTTCGTAAAAAAAAATATATGGTATTTTAATTTTTATAAACACAATTCAGATATTGCACATTTAAGTCGCTTTTCAAGGGTTTTTATTGAAGTCGTGGTCAATAGTTGATCGATTGTGGATAACTTTTCAAATTTCCGGCAGCAGGTCGAAAGTTTGTTGTTCAAATATTGACCGTTCTTCAAGCAATTTCAAGGCATTTTTTGAAGCGCCTGTCAAAGGTGTACCATATTAGAGATGCTTTTTGACTATAAAAATTTGAACCAAAATAAGGCAATAAGTAAACAATAATAGTAATAATGTATATATATTTACTATATATATATACATATATATATAATTATATATATATTATTTATATACATTATTATTATGTATGTCATTTCACTAAATTCAGTCCCTATTGTACTTTTTAAAAAATGACATAGGGACTGAATTCAGTGAAATTGTGTTGATCTTTATTTTTTTTATTTCTGAAACGTTTGTCAAAAAAAGCCGGAAACTCTTGTTGAATCTCCGGCTTTTTCGGAGGAGTTCGTATGAACTTATAAAAGAGGTTTTATTACTTTCAAATGTATATGCTGGAGCAATAAAAGTCAAGTAATTTTTATTTAATTTAACTTGACAAAAAATGTTAAATGTTGTAATTTATTTGTATGAGCGATAAAAAAAACAGAGACCCCAAAAAAGGCGGCAGAGGAGTTACTAAATACAATAAAACAATGAACCTGCTGGTTAAAGCGCTTGCAAGGCAGGGCATGACTGACGAACAGATGGCCGAAGAAATTGGAATAGGCAGAGCGACATTTTACAAATGGAAAAAGAGATATACTTCATTTAGAGACTCATGCGAGGGCGGCAAAAAGGAGCCAAACGAAATTGTTAAGGAATCGCTTTTTGCCAGAGCTACCGGTTTTGACTATTACGAAGAAAAAATTGTTGACGGCCCAAAAGGCAGACAGGTTGAGAAAATAAAGAAACACGCATTGCCTGATGCTACATCGATGATTTTTTGGTTAAAGAATAGAGACAAAGAAAATTGGCGAGATAGATATGAGCATGACGTGAAAGTTAATAATCAGGAGAAAATAAGAGAAGAACTTGAGTCTATAATTAAAGAGGTTGAAAGCGATGGGTAGTATATATCCCTCAAAGGTAAGGGCGAATAACATAAACGATGAGCAAGATCAATTTGCATTTGAATATTCAGAAACATTATCAAGTCCTGGTAACGGAACCTGGATAGAGTTTCCTAACGGAGTGGACGGGGCAAGTGTTGAGCTTGTGATTTCGTCAGGCACTGGTAAAGTGCAGGCTACAAGCGATAGCCTATCAAGAGTGCAAGCTGGTAGCGCAGAAGGGGTTGATTGGGATTTAGGCGTTGTGTCTGGAACCACGCAAGACTATTGCGCTCCTGTTACAGCGATTAGGGCAGTTAATGTGTCAGGTACAATAAAAATTAATGTAAGGATGCAATAATGAGTGTCTGGAAAGGAATTCTAAATGTAATAAATGCAACTGTTGACACTATAGGTGGTTATACAAAAAAAATTGATGATTTCACAACTACTGGTCTTTTAGGCGTAAATAATTCTCTTGCATATAGAGTACATGAAATAGAAAAACATTTTCACAATAGAGAAAAATGGTTCGGTGCTGCCGTCACTCCTTCTGGCGAAACTCATGTTGCTGATAGAATGGCTGGTGGAGTTTCTCCGTTTACATTGACAGCAGGAAATGATGATTTTGGTGCATGGGTTCAAATACTCGGCAGTTCAGACACTCCTGTCCAATCTGGAATGGCTAAATTTGATGCCCATAGGTTTTTAGTGACATCGACAAATAGCACAAGTCCATTTATAGTCCGGGTTGTTGGAGGGGAGTCAGCAGATATTGCTGAAAAAATTGCAAATGAAGAGTTTACAGAAGCACCGTTTATTTCTGCAACAAATAATAATGATAGTGGAATAAGTGATATTATTTCTTCGCGTATTCCGGTTGGCATTAAAGCCTGGGAGAGAGCAGCATGTATTGGTGGAAACGGAAATACTCTTGATTTTTATATAGGGATTCACGAATATGTTGGATAATATGCTTAACAAAGCAATGCAGGCGTGTATAAACGCCTATGGTGGCGAATACGGAGAAGTTAAAAAGATATTTGATGAAGAGCTAAAGTTTAATACTTCTCACGTTCAAGGTTTTTTTGGGATAAATAAAGATGAAATTTATATAGTGTTTGAAGGTTCAGACGGTACGATTGACTGGATGGACAACTTTAATTTCAAACAGGTTAAGCCGGTTATTGAGCATGGCGGAAAAGCGAAAGTCCATTCAGGGTTTTTATTTCAATATCTTCTTGCAAACAAAAAGATAATAGATTTCTTTGAAAATAATAGTTACTTGAATGATAATGTTAAGCGTGTTGTTGTTACTGGACATAGCCTGGGTGGAGCAATCGCAACAATATGTGCTCTTGATGTTTCTCTTAACATGAGAAACATTTTTAAAAACAAGGGAATAGCGCTACACTGCATTACATTTGGGAGCCCAAGAGTAGGGAACATGAGATTTAAAAAGTTTTTTGAGTCTAATGTAAGAAACTCAGTCAGGGTTGTCAATGGTGCTGATGCAGTTTGCAAGGTTCCATTCAATTTTTTAAAGTATGTTCATGTACGAAAAAGAGTCAGGATAGGGAGAAAGTCTATTTTTAATAATGTTTTCCCTTCGGCAAAAGACCATTATCCACAAGAATATTTAAAAAATATTGGAGACTCTAAACTATGAGAGAAATAAATCAAATACATGTTCACCACACTTACAAGCCTGACTATTCAGACTTTAACGGAAGCAACCACAAAAGAATCTTTAACGGAATAAAATATTATCACAAAAAAGTGAATGGTTGGCGCGACATTGCATATCATAATCTTGTTTTTCCTGATGGCAAAGTCATGGACGGCAGACAAATAGAATTGAAGCCAGCAAGTGCTATAAATCATAATTATGGAACGATTGCAGTATGTATGATAGGTAATTTTGATCACGATACACTAACAGACATTCAATACACTCAAACGTTAAAATTAATTAGAAAATATATGGTAGAATTTAATATACCGATTGAAAGGATATTCTTTCACAACGAGTTTGCTTCAAAGTCCTGTCCTGGATCAGGGATAAAAAAGGAAGAGTTTCTCTCCGGACTCGATTTAATGTTATGAAGAAAAAAATTGTACAATTGATTGAAAGTATAATAAAGAGAAAAGTTCTTTTTAAAAGGCTTTTGATTCTAATATCTATTGTTGGATTTTTTGCAATAATTATTCTTAATGATATACGATGTAATACAAAGATGTTTAGTTGTGAGTCAGACTCTAAAATAAAAGAGTATGCAAAGCCAAAATTCAAACAGTAAAATATTCACAAGAGAACACATAAAGACTTTTATAAAGTGGCCTCATGTGTTCGGGCGATTTCTTGGATTTGATAAGCTCGGACCTATTCATTCGAAATGGATTATAGATTGTTGGAAAAGAAACACTGATTATGTTTTACAGGCTCATAGAAACTCTTATAAGACTACCGCAATACTCGAAGTTGGCGCCGTGTGGTGGCTGACTTTTTTCAATAAAGAAGAAACAATTATATTTATACGGAAATCCGCAGATGGTGCTGCTGACGTTGCAAAGGTTGTTAAAAACCTTCTTGAGTCAGAGAAGATGCAAGCGCTATACGAAGACTTTTTCGGAATAAAAAACATAATTGGAAAGCCTGACAGAGACGCTGTATTTAACATATCCACAAAAAGTAAAGAGACGACAGAAACGAGTGTTTCTTTTTTGGGGATGGGCGGGAACATAACAGGAAAGCACCCATCGAAAATATTTGCGGATGATATTATCACAGTTAAAGATCGAGTTTCACGTGTAGAGCGAAAACGAACTGCCGACTTCATTCGTGAGATGGCAAACATTAAAACCGTTGACGGAAATATAGTTTATACTGGCACTCCATGGCATGTTGACGACGGCTTCTCTTTATTGCCAGAAGCCGTAAAATATCCGGTTGGCTCGATTGAAATAGATGGATTTACAAAAGAAAAGCTGCTTGAATATAAGCGAAATCTTGGTCCGTCTCTATATGCTGCAAACTATGAGCTTAAACACATAGCAAGTGAAGACATATTATTTAATGATCCTATATACTGTGGATGGCCTGCCAACTTTAAGAGGTGTTGTGCTTGGCTTGACCCTTCATATCAGGGAAAGGACAAAACCGCATTGTCTTTATTAGCTGAGACGCACGAAAAAACATATCATGTTCGGGGCATGGTGTGGGACAAGCATGTGATAGACTGCTATAGTAATATTGTTGAATATTTAAAACGTTACAAATGCGGCACACTATATGTTGAGACAAACGCCGACAAGGGATTTTCAAAAAATGACTTGCAAAAATTATACAGTCCTGTTATTGGTAGAAATGAGAGTCAGAATAAGCACGTAAAGATTGTCAGTTTTTTAAAACAGAATTGGGATAAGCTTATTTTTGCAGATGATTGTCAGGGTGAGTATATGCAACAAATACTTGATTATAATGAAGGCGCTGACTTTGACGATTGTCCTGATTCGCTGGCTTCATTGATTAGGGAAATGAGAATCGGAAAGAAATCTATACTGGAGAGGTTTTAATGAATATATTTAAAAGCATAAAAAGCAATATACAGAGTAGGTTTGACGGTCTTGTTGATCCGTCTACTTCCAGGGGGTCAACAATTGACAAGACTGTCAGGCTAACTGGTCGTTCTATAATAGATAATGATTCAAAGAACCTTTCTCTTTTTGTTTCAAATGGTTTTGTACAAAACATTGTTACAGCTCCGGCGCTCGATTCCATTAGAGAATGGATAACTATAAAAACTAACCTTGATGCTGATGACGAGGAAGTAAATTATTCAAAAATGATTGAAGACAGGCTTGAAGAGCTTGGAGTAAGAAAAAAGATATATGATTTGATTTTTTATTCAAGGCTTTACGCAAAGGGTGCTTTTATGTATTATTCGGTAAAGGCAAACCAGGTGCAACAGGGACCAATTCTTGCTCAACCTATTCCGTCTGAAATAAGATCAATTGAGTTTATCAATGTCATAGATAATAACGGACTTGTAACACTTGAAAACAAAAACAGCTACGATCCAACAAAAAATGATTACAATCAATTTAGGTATCATATATCTGGACAAGAGATTCACCCATCAAGGCTTTCGTGGCTTGTTAATAATTTTATCCCAAAAGAACAATCAGGAATATCTGTTGTGCAAACTGTTAGTGATTCAATAGTCGCTCAGGATAATGCCCTATGGTCTGTGGCAACCATATTGAACACTATGGCAATGAATATATTTAAGTCTGATGAGATCGCAGAACTGTCACCTGAGCAAAAAGGAGAACTTCTAGCAAAGATAAAACATCTTATGATTACTATGTCATCTATGGCATTAAAGAAAGAGGAATCGTTCGAACAGATAACCTTACAAGCGTCTGGACTTAAGGAAATGTTTGATTTTGTATTTGATAACATGGCAGGTCTTTCTGAGATTCCAAAAAATATTTTGCTTGGCAAGTCTCACGGAGTTGTAACGGCAGGTGAGTACGACACTCTAAATTATTATGCAAACATATCGCGCTTTCAGGAATTAGAATTAAGAAAAATTATTCAAAAGATAATTGACATGGTTATATCTGAAAAGGACGGTGAAATATACAGGGCGCTTAATGGCAATATTGATCAAATTGATGCAACATTTGAATTTAATTCGTTATGGAAGCTCGACCCTGTTTCACAAGCAGACAAGGAGCTTAAGAACTCCCAACGTGATCAAATAGACATTACAGTAATGAAAACAAGTCCTTCGGAGGCAAGGCAGTTAGACGAGAGATATGCAGACCTTGAGCCATTTGAGGTAAACAGGGACGTTCCGCCTGACATGGCGGAGCCAGACCAAGCAGAACCAGACCAACTTGAAGTCCCAGAGGAAAACCAAACCAGTGAGAAGTGAATACCCACTCCACATAGAGAAGCAGCAAGAAATTCTTTTTTCAAATATAATTAAAAGAATATCAAAGAAGGCTGTCAGCTTGCTAAAAAAGCAGTTAAGAGAAAAGACAAAAAAAGACATGAGGCTTGACGCTGATAATTTTGGCGACTTAGAGCAGGCTCTCTTAGTTTTCTTTAATGAAAAAGTAGTTAATTCAAAGTATTTAAAGTCAGAATTGACAAAGATCGCAATTTTGCTTGATGCGTGGACATTCAACAAAACAAACAAAGCGGCCAAGCGGCTTAATCGTATTAAAAAAAGAACTGCAAAGTCAAGGATACCAATCTTAATCGAAAGAGACAATCCATTTATTGATGATTTTATAAATAGTTATACAAATTTCAATATAAATCTTGTTACAGAGCTTGGTAGAGAATTTATTCCAGAGATTACAAACATAGCTGAAAAAGGCTTCTTGTCTGGCGAATCGACAAAAGAGATTTCAAGTCAACTACAAAAAGCTACAGGAATAACAGAGAATAAAGCCAGATTTTGGGCGAGAGATCAAACCGGGGATGCTTACGCACAATTCACAAAGACACGGCATACACAAGCAGGAATACAAGGTTTTATTTGGCGCACTGTTGGAGATA